CAAATGACTCGTAGATAGAAATGATTTCTTCTTTGTATTCATAAGGCATACGCTTATTAAACCAAAGATCTACCACGCCATCAAAGGCGTAGCTTGGTGTATAATCAAACATTAAAAGTAAATTAGTTAAGTATTTGCTTTGACTTAAAAGTCTTCTTCTGCGTCGAACTCTTTCTGTTCAGTAAATTTGCAGGTGTCCTTGTCGTAAGTTAGTGTTCCCGCGACACCAGTTTCCCCTGAATAGCGATTCTTGATGACTCGCACAGTTGTATCAGCGTGTTCAGATCCGCTCTGTTGATTTCTTTCAAGTCCAATAACTGCGTCAGATATTTGTGCAATTGAATGACTACCTCGCAGTTGTCCAAGTGAAACTGTTGCTCCATCTTCATGTCCTTTGTCTCCTTGTGGTCTTCGTAAATGGGATACAAGAAACAATGAAATGCCTGTACGTTCAACCAGTGAACGTAAACGTGTCATTGTTGTGTCAATCATTCGTCTCTCATCACCATCCAAACCACTAAGCAAGATGGAAAGATGATCAAGAAAGATAATTTTGCAGTCGAGACCAGATGCCAGATACTCAATCCTGTTATAAATAACATCAGGGTCATAACTCCCAAAGCCATCAAACAAAAAGAGATTCCAATTAGCCAGCGTCTGATCGAATGCAGTCGATAGTTCTTCATGTGTATGTGTACCCAAGTGGAACGCTTTACCACAAGCGGCTGACATCAATCCAATGGCAGTCCTTCGATTCGATTCCTCCAAAGCCAAGTAACCAACTCGTGCTCCTTCTTGAAGTAAACGAGTTGCAATGTCCCGGCAGAATGAGGACTTGCCAATACCGCTTCCCGCAGTAACTGTGACAAGTTCTCCGTATCGGATTCCGTGTAGCTTTGATTGTAGTCCGTTGAATGGATAATCATATGCACAAGGTTGCTGTGGTTCTATTACAAGTGAAAGTAGAGACTTGCCATCGACAATCCCGTCAGGTCGGTATGACTCAGCATTCCAAATAGCTTCTCTAACCGCCTGCAAGTTATTGTCCTGAGCGGCATCTGATGCATCTTTATAACCTTTGAGGTCAGCAATCTTGACCTTGCCAGGTGGTAGTACGCTTGCCGCTTCCTGCGTTGCCTTACGGCCAGCATCGTCATTGTCGAAGAACAATACGATTGTCTGCCAGTTCTGTAACCACTCCAAGTTCTTTTGGATTGATTTCTTGGCCGCAGCCGCACCTGACGGCAATGAGACCATCTCCCATGTGGGTAACGCCTCCCTGCACGTAGCAGCATCAAGCTCACCTTCCGTAATAACAACTTGTTTGCCTGCTTTACGGAATAAGTGTTGCCCGAAGAAAGACCCATCTGTCTCCCCTTCATATCTAAATTGTTTGTCTAATGTCTTTGTTTTTATTCCAATAAGACGTCCAGTGCTGTCTCGATAATGGAAACATAGGGTGTCTCCATCTGCGTGGATTCCGTACTCTTCACATACTCGTTCGCTGATTCCTCGTTTAGACAATCGTCTGGGAAATCCTCTTGCATCCATTCGGTGTACATGGTTTTTTGATTTGTGATTGTGAACATTGTTGTCTCCTCCTTTCCAGGTGTGACAAACAAAACAAAAAGTGTGGCCGTCAGAAAATAGGCTGTTGCCGTCTGACGAACCACATTCTTCACATGGAATATGCCTTACAAACTCGCTTGTCATGTGAGCCAATCAAGTGGGATAGTCGTCCATGACGACCAAGGTATGCCAATCTTTTCACAGTATTTAGCATATGTTGTCTTCGATTTTTTGCTAATTTTGTTATATGGTGCCTGAAAAATAATACGAAGATCAATGTCAGGGTTTTGTTCTTTAACTGCTTTGATCTTCTGTCTGTCCTTTGCATCCCAGTAACCCTTACACTCAAGCCAGATTCCATTCGGAAGAACAAAGTCTGGTGTGTATGTGTGTTGGATTACATATGGAACCTTCGTACTTTCATACTCATACTTGACACCAAGCTCGACAAGAAGGTCAGCTACCTTCTCCTCAAGCCCGGATCGAAAGGCCATTACCAAATACCAGGAATAATTTGACCCGTCAATGCATAAGCACCAATTGCAGCCATGACACCCAGCATTGCTAGGCGTCCGTTTAGCTTCTCTGCTCGCTCGTTATGTGTTTCGTAAATAGGTGTCATCAGAAGTCAACCTCATCGTTTACTTGTACGTTTGGTTCGTTGGCTTTGAAGCCCTGCGTTTTACCAAACATTTCTGCAACATCCTCTGCTGCCATGTCACCTGTATCAACACCAGCTTGTCCGTTACAAGACACAATCTGAACACCAAGCAACTTAAGAGACGTACCATAAGTGACACCATCCTTAAGAATGTATGGCTTCTGGAAGAATGCCAACTTAACTTTGCTTCCGCTAAAGATCGATGTACGAGTATCAGTGATCGCCGTGCCTTCAGTGTCAACAATAGGAGGTTTTGTTTCCTCTTTCCAACTAAACTTGATCGTGTACTTTCCATCAGACACCTCTTCCCAAGGTTCAGGTTTTAGTACAGAACGCTTCGGGTTCTTCAACTTTGACTCTGCCCACTTGAGCGAATCATTACGGTCGTCCTCTAGTTTGTTGACCATGTCTTGATCAACAACAGCTCTCAATGAATAGCCATATTGGGACGGTTGCATCACAGCCTGATAACCTTCAAGGACAACAGGCTCTTTAGTAATAAATGTGTTTCTTGCCATTAACAGAAAAAATAAGTAGATTCAATTACTGACTCAGGTTCTAATGTGTCAATAATCGGTGGATCAGACTCAGCGCCAATTTGATGACCCCAAGCCGTTAGGTAGTCGTGCTCTGCAAATAAATGCAAGTATGTTTCTCTTACAATGCAAGACAGAACAGACATATCAGTGGCTCTACACAAGACCGAGTCATGTATCAGAGCAATAGGAGCGTCAAAACGAATTGCAGATAGATGTAGAAGTGACGCATCAAGAGAGTGAATTAAGTTAGGTGCAGTCGCATTCTTGTGGTGGTTCTTATCAACTTTGTCAGTGTCACCTTCAGACACACTAACCTTACAACTACCAAGTAGCTGTAATTCAATTCTTTTAATGTCTTTCTTCATTAGCTTCTGTGTTACCACAAAACCAGAAGGTGTGACCCAAGTCAACTCAGTTAGACCACGATCAATAGCGTTGCTCACTTCTTGCTCTATCCATTTCATCACCCGCATAGGACCAGGAACAATCTTGTCCATGGCATCACGTACAGCTTTGACAACAGCAGTTAGATCTTCCTTTTCAACCTCTAGTCCTTTCTCCTTCAGTGCTTCACGAATGTATCCACGATTGCTGAAAGGTTTAGCGTTGTAAGGAACAGTCATTACTGTTCGTTTTGTTGTCTTCCTGTCCATGTAAGGACGTATGTGTTCCGGTACGTGGGGTTTAGCTTCCTCAGCTATAACCTTATATGCATCCTGTGGTTCATCACTGGGAAGAACATTAACTAGCTTTGCTGTGCTGGCATCCCTTGCCAGTCCGGCAAGTATTTGTAGCCCACTGCAGGTAGCATCCACAGCAACAGGCAGGTTAGTAAACTGACGGTCACAGTGGATGACACAATGATAGTATTCATCACAGGCAGCAAGGAAAGTCCAAGGTTCGTCGGCTCCTTCCCACTCTGATAGGTTGTCAATCGGGTCTTTTGCAATTCGTGTAATTAGATCTTCATTTTCAGTCACCCATGCCAACCGTTCCGTCATTGGAGCTTTTGACAAGCCGTATGCGGTTGCTACTTGAAATGCAAGCCATTCGGCTGCTTCAGGTGTTGCTTCAGGTGTCATGAACGACTGTTGTGCGAACTTCAGTAATGACTTACCAAAGTCCGTGTCTTGTGGTGTAAGAAAAGCAGGGATCGGATAAGCCCGACCCCTGTAATCAAATGACCAAGGAATAAAGAACTTGTCTACATCCTTGAATCTTTCCACCGCATTCATTGTCATTCGTGTTCGACATGACTTTTTGAATGCTTGTGCGTTGACGTTGCATACCTCTGCAGCTCGTCGCCTGTAGTCGTGACGTGCTTCCGCATTGTCAGCGATGTCAGGTGGCTTTGGTGGTAGTGGCATCTCAACAATCGGTATGAACTTACCGACTGCTACGCCTCGTTCCATCAACGTCTCAGCGACGTTCACGATGAACGGGTTCAACGTGTAGGCAACCTTCTGAATCTTGTTCAGAAAGGCGACAGGTGTTTCTCCCTGTATAAGTGTCGGATCGCCCCGACGGACCATGTCATACCCTCGCATGACCTCGTTCAAAAGGTAGCCGCCGTGCTTTCCGTCTGTTGTCCAGTCATTTGGCTCAATCAACATTGGCCAAGCAAGCGGACTGAACAATTCAGCCTGAGCCATGATCTCGTCTTTACGTTCTAAAAACGCAGGCGTTGGTACAAGTTCGAGCTTGTGTGATTTCTGACCTTTGTTGGTGTGTTGTTTCATGAAGTAACCACTGACTTCACAAATACAATCAGCTAGCCATCCACCGAGCTTGATTCGGTTAACCTGTCCCCAAGGTTTCCAATGATCAACGTCATAACGGTTCATCAACGTGGTGATGACCTTGACCTTTTGATGTGTACCGATTGAACGGTGGAAGTAGTTATCTTTAATGACTTTGAGTAAACCTGGCACGTTGCGTTCGTAGTGACGCATCATGCATTCGTTTTCTACGGCTGTACCGATACCGTCGGCAATGTTTGTGATTACAGCTTGATTTGGTTTACAACTAAACACACGATCAAGGATCACCTTAAGCGCAATAGCTGCAGCCGCTTCAGGCTCTATGTCAGCTAAATACTGACGGATGTGAGCAAAGGATCGGGCCGTATGGCCTTTTTTTATCCGGTTT